GGCGGGAACCATCGGCACCCTGACGGCCATCACCGTTCCCACGACTGTGACGGCTGACGTCGGCCCGATTGGTTACGCCTACGTCTAATCAGCAGACCCCCCAAGGGCGCAAGCTACAGAAGACGAGCGCGGATAACGGGGGCGTGGTATGAGCAATGTCAACGTAAAACGCCTCGTGGAGAATATTGGCTCTGGGACGAGTGTCTATACCCCGCTCGTTGAGCTGGTCGTAAATGCTATTCAGGCGATTGATGAAAAGAAAATCGCCAACGGATTGATCGAGATCGAGGTGATCCGTAACGGTCAAGCAGATATAATTGACCGTCTTGAGGACGTGGATGGTTTCATTGTGAAGGACAATGGGATCGGCTTCACGGAGGATAATCGGGACTCATTCGACACGCTTTATACCGAGCAGAAAATTACAGACGGCGGCAAAGGATTTGGCCGCTTCACATGCCTCAAATATTTTGACCGAGTAAAAGTCTCCAGTACGTTCGAAGACGGCGGTGCATATCATGACCGTTCGTTCGGCATGGGCTTGGGAACGGACATCATCGTCGATGAGGAGGTCGCCCCTTCTCAGGAGCAGAAGAGCGGTTCCGTCGTCGAGATTTCGGGCATCAAGTCCGTCAGGTTCCCCGATAAGCGGCTGGATATAATTAGCCGTGTCGTCGTCGAACGGCTGTTGCCCTATTTCGTTGACCGGGAGCGCAACTGTCCGCGCATCGTAATCCGGGACGCCAAAAATCCTGCCGCCCCCCTTTCACTCAACGACTATCTGGGCAAGGACGATAGCCAGATCGTTGAGATGAAGGTCGATGAGGGCACGTTCACGCTGTCGGCGAATGATGAACAAAAGGCTTTTCAGGTTCGGGTTTTCAAGTTCTTCTCTCCCCGTTCGGCAAAGAGCAAAGTCAGCTTGGTCGCCCATCGCCGAGAGGTTACGGACAACGCCCTTCAAGCCTACGTCCCGGAGTTTGCTGAGGAGTTCTACGAGCCGGGGCTGGATCAGGATTTGGCGAAGGGTCGGAATTTCGTCATCAAGGCGTATGTTTTCGGCGATTACCTGAACGACAATGTGTCGCTGGAGCGCGGCGAGTTTCGTTTCCAGACTGATGCCGATCTTCTCAACGGCATCTCCCAGACCGATATCGAGCAGCGAGCCGCAGAGATCGCCCAGACTTCGGTTGGCGCAGAGATCGCCGCGCGAAAGCAGCGGAAGCAGGCGCGCATCGTCGAATATGTGGAAACTCAAGCACCGTGGCATCGGAGCTTGAGCGGTGAAGTCGACTTCAGCGCGCTGCCGATGAAGCCGTCAAATCAAGACATCGAACTTCATCTTCAGAAGAAAAAATTCGAGAAGGAAGTGACGACGAGGACGCAGGTGGCGGCAATCCTGAACTCAGATAACCCCGACGATCTGGCCGAGAAGATCGACGAGATCATGAAGAATATTTCTGACACCAGCAAGAACGACCTCATCCATTACGTCTCGATGCGGAAGTGCGTTCTGGACATCTTTTCGAAATCTCTAGAATTGGATGCGGAAGGAAAATACAAATCCGAGGGTGAGGTGCATGACGTTATCATGCGACGGCGGAAGGACTCCGACGACCTTGATTACGACGATCACAATCTATGGATTTTGGACGAGAGGCTTAACTTTACGTCCTATGTCTCCTCTGACAAGCCTATCGGTAAATCGAAAGGAGACCGGACAGATATCACCGTCTACAACAGGCGCGTCGCATTCCGTGGCGAAAACGAAGCCAGCAACCCCATCACAATTTTCGAGTTCAAGAAGCCCCAGCGGGACAACTTTGCCGATCCGTCATCGAAGGAAGACCCGATCCAGCAGATCGTCCGCTATGTGAACCAGATCAGGGAAGGAAAATTTAAAACCCCTGCCGGTCGTGACATCCTCGTGAACGATACCACGCCGTTTTACGGCTACGTTGTGTGCGACCTGACGGCCAAGGTCAGGAAGTGGCTGGAACTTGAACAGCAGTTTACCCCCATGCCCGACGGCCTCGGCTGGTTCCGATGGTTTGGGAATATCAGTCTTTACATGGAAGTGATTAGCTGGACGAAGCTCCTTCGCGACGCAGAAATGCGTAACAAGGTATTTTTCAATAAGTTGGGCATTGACTGACAAATACGAGTGGGCTGCATTGATTGCAGAGGGCGCAGACGAAGCGCGGATTGCGATCCGGGATAGAATTGTGCGGTCCCTCGAACGCCTCGCAGCGGTCTAAAGTAGAGTGATGTAGATGGCGGCGGGCAAGAAAACGGGCGGCCGATCGGCGGGGACACCGAACAAGGTAACGGCGGACATCAAGGCGCTTGCCCAGACTCACGCTGAAGATGCCATAAAAGAGTTAGCGCGGCTTGCTGTCAGGTCCGAAAGCGACGCGGCAAGGGTAGCGGCCATCAAGGAACTTCTCGACCGGGGTTATGGCAAATCACGCCAGCCGGTCGATATGGACGCCAAGCTGGACGCCAAGGTTGACGCGACCCACCGCATAGAGCGCGCGATTGTCGATCCTTCGCATTGAGACGGCGCGGGTCTTCCGGCCCCTGCTGGACCCGGCGAGATACAAGGCGGCATGGGGCGGGCGAGGGTCTGGCAAGTCGCATTTCTTCGCCGGGCTACTGGTCGAGGATCACCTACGCGAAAAGGGCCTGCTCTCGGTCTGTATCCGTGAAGTCCAGAAGTCCCTGGCCCAATCGGCCAAACGCCTGATCGAAGGCAAGCTGACAGAGTTTGGGCTAGGCGAGGCGGACGGGTTCAAGATCTACCGGGACAACATTGCGACCCCTGGGGATGGGATAATCACCTTCCAGGGGATGCAGGACCACACGGCGGAATCGATCAAGTCGCTGGAAGGGTTCAAGCGGGCATGGGCTGAGGAATCCCAGGCCCTGAGTGCGAACAGCCTGACCCTGCTGCGGCCGACGATCAGGGCGCCGGGTTCTGAACTTTGGTTTTCATGGAACCCGACGCGCAAGACAGACGCGGTTGACAGGTTCCTCCGGGGCGATGCGCCACCGACCGGAATGACGATCTGCCGGGCCAATTGGTCAGATAACCCTTGGTTTCCTGCCGAGTTGGAGCAAGAGCGGTTAGACGACCAGCGCGACCGGCCAGACAGCTACGACCACATCTGGGAAGGCGACTACGTCCAGGTCACGGACGGAGCCTACTACGCCAAGTTCCTGAAGGAAGCCCGGCGCGAGGACCGGATCGGCCGGGTTCCTGCTGACCCGCTGATGAGCCTGCGGTGTTTCTGGGACATCGGCGGCACCGGGGCCAAGTCCGACGCCTGCGCCATCTGGGTTGCCCAGTTCATCGGGCGCGAGATCAGGGTGCTGAACTATTACGAGGCGCAAGGCCAGCCGCTTGCCGTTCATGTGCAATGGCTGCGGGACAACGGCTATTCCAAAGCAGAGCAGTTCCTGCCGCACGATGGCGCCCAGTCCGACAAGGTCTATTCGGTCTCCTACGAAAGCGCGCTGAGAGATGCGGGATTCAACGTGCGGGTCATCCCCAACCAGGGGACCGGGGCGGCCAAGATGCGGATTGAGTGCGGCCGGCGGCTGTTCAATCGGATCTGGTTCAACGAAGCGACCACCGAGGGCGGGCGCGATGCCTTGGGTTGGTATCACGAGCGAATGGACGAGCACCGGCAGATCGGCCTGGGTCCAAACCACGACTGGTCATCGCACGGGGCTGATGCGTTTGGCCTGATGTGCGTGGCCTATGAAGAGCCCCGAAAGGCGACGAGCAAATTGATAGTCCCAGCATTCGGAGCGGTCTGACATGGAAGAGCGCGAACTGCTGGCGATGGTTGGTGAAGAACGCCGGTCGTCGATCGGGTTTCAACACGACCAGGAACTAGCCGAAAAGCGGGCCAAGGCACTGGATTACGTCAAGGGCGAGATGCCTGACCTGGTGTCCTTGCCCAACCGTTCCAAGGCGGTGTCTTCCGACGTTTCCGACGCGGTCGAGACCATCCTGCCGGACCTGCTGGAAATATTCATGGGCGGCGAGGACATCGCGTCATTCCGCCCGATCGGCCCGGAAGACGAGAAACTGGCCGAGCAAGAGACTGACTACGTCAACCACGTCGTCATGCAGGAGAACGACGGCTTCAACGTGCTCTACGCCGCGTTCAAGGATGCGCTGACGGTCGATACCGGGGTGTTTCACTGGTATTGGGAAGCCAACGAAGAGACCGAAGAGGAATCCTGGGAAGGCGTTGACGCTGTCACCCTTCAAAGCCTGGTGGCTGACGGCTGGGAGATTACGGAAGCCACGGCCAACGAAGATGGCAGTTATAACGCCAAGGGCCAGAAGACCGAGGCCGATGGCTGCCTCGAAGTCTGCGCCGTTCCCCCGGAGGACTTCACCGTAGGGCGTGACACGGTGAACCTGAAGGAAGCCACCTACTGCGCGATGCGGACCCGTTCAAGGGCTCAGGACCTGATCGCAGACGGCTACGACGAGGAAAAGGTAAAGGCGCTGACTACCTACGGCGCCAACAACGACAACACCGTCCAGACCTCGCGCGACAACGCCGATGAGGGCCAGGCCGGGATCAACCAGTCGGGCAATCTGCGGCTGGTCGAGGTCGTGGTTCACTACCTCAAGGTCTATGAGGGCTCGAAAGAGACCATCTACCGGGTTGTGACCGGAAACAACGAGGACGTTCTGCTGGAGCAGGACACGGTCGATATGATCCCGTTCTCCGCGATTACGCCCTATCCGACCGCGCATCGCTTCTACGGCCGATCCGTAGCTGATCTGGTCATGGAGGTGCAGCGCATCAAGACGGCGCTCATGCGGATGTTCCTGGACAGTGGCTACTTTGCCATGAACCAGCGCTTCGAGGTCGCAACCTCGGGCGCCAACGAATGGACGATCCCCGACCTGATGCGAAACGAACCGGGGATGCCGGTCCGGTCCAACTCGGGCCAGACGATCCGGCCGATCAGCGCCGGCGGCTTCCAATTCCCAGCCCTGGAAGCGCTGGAATATATGTCAACGGTCATGGAAAGCCGGACGGGCATTGTTCGCAACGCCCAGGGGCTTAAACCCGATACGCTGCATGACACGGCCTCCGGCGCTGCCGCACTGATGAGCGCAGCGCAGAAGCGGGTTCGCATGATTGCCCGCATCTTCGCTGAGACGGGCGTCAAGGATATGTTCCTCGGTGTCCATGCGACCCTGCGGGCTCATGCCACCAAAGAGCGCACCGCCAAGATGCGCGGCGAGTGGGTTCCGGTGAATCCCTCCAAGTGGGGAAACCGGGACGACATGACCATTGAAATTGGCGTGGGCTCCGGCGGCAAAGACCACGAGCTGATGATGTATCAGGCGGGAACGCAGATCATCCAGCAGCTTGTCCAGATGCAGGGCGGGCCAACGGGTCCGATCGTCAAGATCGACAACATCTACGCCTTCGCCAAGAAAAGCCTGGAGAAGCTCGGCTTCAAGACGGCGGACCTGTTTCTATCAGATCCGGCCAAACAGCAGCCGCAACAGGAAGGCCCGCCGGCGCCAGACCCCAAGATGGTCGAGGTGCAACAGAAAATGCAGCTTGAGCAGGCCAAGGCGGAACAGCAGGTCATGATCGAGCGCGAGAAGATGGCGGCGCAGACCCAGTTGAAGCGCGAGCAGCTTGAGGCGGAATATAACCTGAAGCGCTACCAGATCGACATGGAAGCCCGGATGCAGTCCATGTCCGGCGGTGACATTCGGTTTGGCGGCGAAGTCGGATGACGCCCGATCGTGTGCGGCAGATTGCCGGCCAGGCCCAGGTTGAACTGGACCTGACCGAGCGGGCTTTCGACGCCATGCGGCAAGAGGCCCTGAACAACCTTCTCGGCTCAATGCCGGGCGATGTGGAGCTTCGAGAAGAGGCTTACCGCCGGATCAAGACGATCGACCTTGTGAGACAGGCGCTGCAACAGGCCCTGACCTCCGCATGGTTGGAGAATGAGGCGGAAACCCGCTCTCTCTGACGCCCAAGGGCATAGCTACAGGCAACATCATGACTGACACCACAGGCTCTCTTGAGGAGATTCTGGAGGAACGGCGCACCCGTGAACCGGAGCCGGCCGAAACCGTAGAGGCCCCGGAGGCGGAGGCCATCGAGGCCCCAGTCGAAGCGGAGACGGTCGAACAGGTCGAGGTGGTCGAGGACCAGCCAGAGCCGGAAGCCGATCCGGTCAACGCGCCGACCTACTGGCCAGCCGACAAGAAAGCGGAGTTTGCCCGCCTGCCGCCCGATCTACAGGCCCTCGTGGCCGAACAGGAGCAGGGCAGGGTCACAGCGGTCAACAAGGCCCAGCAGGAGGCTACCGAGGCCCGCAAGAGCCTATCCGCGGAGGCGGAGCGGCTGTCAGCCGTGGCCGCCCAGGTTCAGGCTGTCGTGGAAACGGCAGAGGCACAGCACAGGCGCGTCATTCCCGAACTGGGCATGACATGGGACGAGGTGGACTGGCCGGCGTGGTTCTCGCAGGACCGCACGACGGCCGCCCAGTTCCGGGCGCAGTATGATTTGGAGCAATCGGAATTGCAGCGGATCACCTCCGCCAAGCAACAGGCCGAAACGCTCGAATATGACCAGTTCCTCAAGGCCGAAATGGCCAAGATACCGGAACTGGTCCCCGCTCTGATTGATCCCCAGGAAGGTCCCAAGCGGTTCCAAGCTCTCCAGTCCCATCTGGTGGAGCGCGGAATCAGTCAGGACCGGCTCAAATACATCACGGCGGCGGAATTGAGCATTGCCTATGACGCAATGCAGTGGCGGCAGGCGCAGGCGAAGGCCCAAGCGTTGACGGCGGCCCCCCGAACCCCATCGACCGCTCCAGCCCCGCGCCCAGTGCGCCCCGGCGGTGCGGTTTCCCCGTCCAACAATGTCATCCAGGCCCTCGAAGCCCGCGCGGCTCGCACCGGGTCCATGGACGACATCCTGGCGCTCCGAAAGGCGCGCAGAAAGGGCTAAGGCCAATGGCCGCTCCCACAAATACCGTCACCACGGTCAACAACATCGGCATCCGCGAAGACCTGGAAGACGACATCTACCGGGTCGCGCCGGAAAAGACCCCCTTCACTTCCAACATCAAGGGCGTGAAGGCCAAGTCCACCTTCCACGAGTGGCAGATCGAAGACCTCGCCTCGGTCGATGCGTCCAACTTCCAACTGGAAGGCGACGACGTGTCCACCCTGGACGCGGCCAACCTGACCACCCGCGTCGGCAACTACACGCAGATCTTCCGTAAGACCGGGGGCGTTGCGGGCACTCAAGAGGCTGTCAGCCTCGCGGGTCGCGCCGACGAGATGGACCGCCAGAAGATGCTCAAGGGCATGGAGATGAAGCGGGACATCGAAGCCCGCCTCATCGGCAACTTCGCGAGCAACTCCCAATCGGGCGGCACTCCGCGTAAGGCGGCCGGCGCCCTGGCCTGGATCACCTCGAACGACAGCCGTGGTGCTTCCGGCGCCGATGGCGGTTATTCGGCCGGCACGGTCTCGGCGGCGACCAACGGCACCCAGCGGACGTTCACCGAGGTTCTGGTGAAGGCCATGCTGGCGACCGCGTTCAGCAACGGCGCGATGTTCTCCCAGGCCTATATGGGCGGCACGCACAAGCAGCAGTTCTCGGGCTTCACGGGCATTGCTGACATCCGCACCGAGGTTTCCGGCAAGTCGATGGCGACCATCTACGGCGCGGCTGACGTCTATGTGTCGGACTTCGGGGCCATCACCCTGATCCCGCACCCCTACGGCCTGACCCGTGACTGCCTGTTCATCGACCCCTCCATGGTCGCTGTCGGCACTCTGCGCCCGGTCGAATCCAAGGTCCTGGCCTCTGCCGGTGACAACGAGAAATTCCTGCTGGTGACGGAAAAGACCCTGGTCGTCCGTAACCAGAAGGGCCTCGGCGTCGTCGCTGACCTGACCTGATCCTAGCGGGGCGGGGGATTGTCCTCCGCCCCTTTTTCCGAGGCACTCCATGACTGACGAAACCGTCACGGCCCCGCGCCGTGGGCGCCCCCCTGCCGTGTCTGATGAGGCTGTCGAGACTCCCGAGGTCGCTGAGGCCATCCGTCCCGGCTATGTGCGCTGCCGCGTCCTGAAGGCCGGTGACGCCAAGATCAGCACCGGCGAACACCTGGCCGGCGTGGGCGATCTGACCTACGCCTGGAAGGACGTTTTCGAGACTCCCCGGCCGATTGGCGAGGCGCTGGAAGAGCGCGGCCTTGTCGAGATCGACTGATGGGCTGGCGTCCGTTTCTGCCCGCTGACGAGACCGGGATTGCCCATCTCCGCATGAACAACGGCGATGGGACGGTCTCCTACAAGGCGGTTCAGGAGAACGACCCGATCCTTGACCGCAACGCGGCCATGCGGACGCACAACGACGGCTATTCCCCCTCCAGAGACATGCGCCGGGTCGCCTCGATCCCGATGCAACTGCTGTTCCATTGGCGGGCAAGCGAAGGCTGGGACCCGTTTGATCCGGCCAACGCGGACCGCCTGATGCGCAAGCTGAACGATCCCGACTTTGCCTATCTGCGCACCGCTGATGGCCAGTTGGGCATGTCGAACGGGGTCATCCGATGAGCCTGACCACGGCGACGGAACTGAAGGCGGCCCTGGCCACCTATTCCCTGCGGACGGACCAGACGAGCAACTGGGACGACTTCATTCGGCTCGCAGAAGCGGCGATGGAGCGCGAGCTGCGCACCCGGCAGATGGTCCAGCGGTCGGACGCCACGGTTGACAACGAATATGAGGATCTGCCGTCAGACTTCGCGGAGCCTGTGTCGTTCGTCATCACCGGCACCCCTCAAAGGGCTCTGCAATATCTGACGGCGGATCAACTCAACATCGCCAAGCAATACCTGACCACGTCGGGCCAGCCGCAATACTACACCATTGTCGGCTCGCAATTCCGGTTCTTCCCGGCGCCGGATCAGAACTACACCGGCGAACTGACCTACTATCAGCGCATCCCGCCTCTGAGCGCGAACACGCAGAACTGGGTCCTCTACAGACACCCTGACGCCTACCTCTACGGGGCGCTTTTGCAGTTCGCCATCATGGCCGGCGATGAGCGGCTGCCGATCTGGACCCAGGCCTTTGCCTCGGCAGTCGACGCCATCAAGCGCTCCGACCAATCCCTCGGGGCTCTGACCCCTTCACCTTCCTACGCTGTCTAGGGGGCTTCATGTCCATTCTAACCCTTGTGACCACGGATGGGACCGGCGCGGCTCCGGTGGCGTCGGCAAACCCCGTGCCGATCACCTCGACAGCGCAGGCGCCGGCCACCCCGGCGACGGCCACGGCGACGGGCGCGACCCTGATGGCGGGCGTCTACAACGCGACCCCGCCGACGTTCACTGACCTACAGCAGGGCGCATTGCGTGTCGATCCAAACGGCAACCTGCGCTCGCGTCTGGCTTGTCTTGCGGCGACGGGTGCCGATGGCCGGGGCAACAGCCTAGGGTTTGTCACAAGCAGCAACACGGACGCGACTGTTCTGCTGCTTGCAAACGCAAACCACATTTTCAACGGCACGACCTGGGATCGGACCAAAAAACCGACCACGGTCGCAAGACTGGTTTCTGCCGCAGCAACCGTCAACTCTACGCTGGTGAAGGCCAGCGCGGGCGATGTGTTTGCCATCAACGGCTACAACGCCGCAGCCACTGTCAGATACCTCAAAATCTACAACAAGGCGACGGCGCCCACGGTCGGCACTGACACGCCTGTCCTGACCATTGCGCTCAAGCCGCTGGATTCCTTCAACGTCATGTTTGCCAACGGCTTGGCCTTTTCCACCGGCATTGGATACGGCCTGACCACCGGCTCGGCGGACGCTGACACGGCAGCGCTGACCCTGGCGGACGTCGTCGGCCTGAACTTCGTCTATCAATAATGACCACCTGGACGCCGCAAACCAGCAACGGCGAGCCACCGTCGAACCAGAACGATCCCAGTGGATCGTCTGCGAACACGACCTGGACGCCCGCGACGGAAAACGGCGAGCCCCCCTCGGATCGGGCCTATATCTCCGAGTTGGGCGAGGTGGTCATCACCAGCCTCAACGATACGGCGTGGGTCAATTCGTTCATCGCGGCCAACGCCGGTAAGCAGATCCGGGTCACGCCACACGCGGACGGCTACCACGCCCCAAACATCCTGCAAACCGGGACGCCGATCGACGTTCCGGCTAACACGCAGATCGTGTTTGTCGGCACGGTCGAGATCAGGACGCGGTGTCCTACCAGGCCGATTTTCCACCTGTCAGGCGATGGCGCGGCGCTGATCGGGCCGGGCAAGCTGGTTGCCACCTATACGCGGCCGAACTTCTCTTGGACGGCGGGACAGTGGACAAGCTGGGCAACGGCCTGGAACGCGGCAAACCCGACGTATCCGGTCGCAAACTGGCTGACGGTTAGCTGGCAAACCTCGTGGAACGCAGCGAATCCGCTGAGCCAATACGCGGAACTCGGCCCGCTTTCCAAGGCCAACCGCACGTCGGCGGTCACGTCCTACGGCGCCTCGAACATCCTGATCGACGGCCTGACCATCAAGGGCTTCCACACGTCCATCTGCCTTCAGGGCAAGAACGCCACGGCGGCCAATGCCAGCCAGACGGCCTCTATCCAGAACTACGGCAACGTCATCCGCAACGTCACGCTGGACGAGTTTGACTTTGGCATCCTGGCCAAGAAGCAGCGCGACTTCACCATCGACAACATCACGACCGAGTGGCTGGGCCACAGGGTCAACGGCGGGCAGCCGCACGTCATCTACCTGTCCAACTCGACGGACGTTTTCGAGGAATCGTGGAACGTCAATGTCGGCACGGTGACGGCTTACACCTACGAAGGCGGCGCCGTCTTCAAGGCGCGCGGGTGCAAGAACCTGACCTGGAAGGCCATCAACTGCTATTCAGTTCACTCCGCTGTCGCCATTGTCGAAGCCTGCACGGGCGTCGGCGGCGATATTCTGGTCACTGACCAGCATGTGACGACGGACGCGGACGGCGCTGGCTCCAAATTCGCGGTCAACATCACCAACGCCCCCGGCTTCCTGATCGGCGGCGTTGTCACGATCCGGCAGCGGGCTGGCGAAGACCAGATGAAGGCGTGGAGCGTCGAAAACAGCGACGGCGCGC